CTCTCGCCGCAGGCACCATTGTGGAGTCGGGCGAGCTCATGGTGCGCCGCCAGCCGACACGACACGCGCCGGGAAAGGTGCCGCTGCGCCTGCAATTGCTTGAGGTCGATCACCTCGACACCTCGCGCACTGGGCCGATGACGGACCAGGGCATCGTTTTTAATGCCGATGGCAGCCGCTCCGGGTACTGGCTCATGCCATTCCACCCGGACAACCGGATGATGGGCATGCTGCGCGGAGCCTCATCGTTGGTCCCGGCCAACGACGTGCTGCACGTGTATCGCAAGGATCGGATCGGCCAGGCGCGCGGCGTGCCATGGGTGGCGCCGGTGTTGCTCAAGGGGCGGGACATTGCTGACCTTGAGGACGCCATCGCCGTAAAGGCCAAAACCGAAGCTTGTCTTTCAGTTTTCGTTAAGCGCGCTCCTGGGAGCAACGCCACGTTGGCGCAAACAGTTGATGAGCGCGTCGCAAGCAAGCGCGGCGACGTCAGGCGGCGGCTGGAGATGCTGTCTCCCGGCATGATCAACTACCTGGAGGATGGAGAGGACATTGGCGCGGTAACGCCGTCGTCGTCGCTGGCCTTCGACTCGGTGCAGGTCAACAACTGGATGACCCTCGCCGCTGGCGCCGGCATCACTTACGACCAGCTCACCGGCGACTTGCGCCAGGCCAATTATTCCAGTCTCCGCGCCGGCAAGATCGAGTTCCGGCGTCTGATTGAGCAATTCCAGTGGCTTACGCTCGTGCCAATGCTGCTGGATAAGGTCTGGCAATGGTTTATCGACGCCGCGCAGGACGCCGGCGTATTGCCGCGGCGAGCCGGCGGCTATCCGGTCGAGTGGATCATGCCGGCCGTGGAGCCGATTGACCCTCTCAAGGATCTGCAGGCTGACATCCTCGCCGTGCGCAGCGGTCGCATGACGTGGCAGCAATTTGTAGCGGGTTGGGGGTTCGACCCTGATGACCAGCTCGATGAGATTGAGCGCTGGCAGAAAGATATCGACGGCCGTGGCGTTGTGCTCGACGCCGATCCCCGCCGCGCGGCGCGCGGCGTCAAAGGCGCGGCCCAGACCGACGCCAAATCCCAGAACGACAATGAGGACATCGCCGATGCCGCGTAATCTCCCCGGCGCGCTGCCGATGCAGACGCGCGCCCTGCCCATCGGTGCGTCTGCGATCAACATTGAGGCGCGCACTGTCAGGGTTGTGTTTTCGACCGGCGCCGCGGTGCGCCGCCGGCGTTGGACAGGATGGGACGCCACAATCCCGTTCGACGAAATTTTACAGGTTAGCTCCGCTGCTGTGGACCTAACGCGGCTCAATCTTGGCGGCCCGGTGCTCGACAGCCATTCGATGTGGTCGACGGGCTCGCAGGTCGGCGTCGTCGAGCGAGCGTGGATTGAGGGCGGCGAGGCCCTCGCGGAGATCCGCTTTCCGCCGGCTGGCATTGATGAGCGGGCCGACCGCATGTTTGGCCTCGTGTCCGAGGGCATCATCCGAAATGTCTCAGTTGGCTATTCCATCGATCAGGCGCGCGTCATCGAGGCCGAGAAAAAAGGCGATGTAGAGCAGCGCATAGTGGAGCGCTGGACGCCGCACGAGATCAGCTTTGTGACCATTCCAGCCGACGCCCGGGCGCAGGTGCGCTCCGGCGCCGGCGAAGACGTCACCTATCCCCTTACCGTTACGCGGGCTGCGGCCCCAACCCAGGAGATCAGCATGCCAGGTGCTGCTGCGGCCGCCAACGGCCAGACCAACGACACCACGACGTCAGAAACCCGCAGCGCGCCGGTCGCGACCCCGCCGGCTCCTGCCCCGTCTCCGGCTCCGGCTGCGCAATCTCCGGCCGCTGAAGATACCAGCGCCCGTGCAGCCGAGATCGTCATCCTCGCCGAGCGGCACGCCATGCCGGCGGGCTGGGCTGCCGAGCAGATCCGCTCCAACGCCACGCTCGATGCGGTGCGAACTATTGTGCTTGACGCGGTCGCCGAGCGATCCGCCGGAAACCAGATCAACAATCGCGTCCAGGTGATCACCGACGCCGGCGACACCCTGCGCGCCGCCGTGCAAAACGCCATTCTGCACCGCGCCAACCCGCAGGCTGTCCAGCTTGACGACGCCGCCCGCCAGTGGCGCGGCATGCGTCTGCTGGAGATGGGACGGGTCTACCATGAGGAGACCACGGGCGAGCGGCTGCGCGACACCAGCTCCATGGAGTTGGCTGGGCGCCTGCTCGGCCTGGGCGGTGGCCTATCGATGCGCGCCGGCGGCATGTCGACATCGGATTTCCCACTTCTGCTCGCCAACGTTGCCAGCAAGCGCATGCGCGATGCTTATGGCGCTGCGGTGCAGACTTGGAAACCGTTCTCGCGCCAGTCAAACCTGCCAGATTTCAAAGAGCGCGCCGTTGTCGCGCTCAATGGCATCCCGGAGCTGAAAAAGATCCGGGAGGGCGGCGAGTATACCCATGCAGCGCTGGGCGAGGGGGCGGAAAAGTACGCCCTGGCGACCTATGGCCGAAAGATCGCCATCACCCGCCAGACCCTGATCAACGATGACCTTGGCGCCTTCGACCGCCTGCCGTCACTGTTCGCCCGCGCCGCCGCCGAGCTGGAAAGCGACATCGTCTGGGGCGTACTGCTCAAGGCCCACAAGATGGGCGACGGCAAGGATCTGTTCCACGCGGACCATGGCAACATCGGCACGGCTGGCGATCCGGACGAAACCACCGTCAACGAGCTTGAGCTGTTGATGGGCCAACAGGTCGACGCGGCCGGAAAGCCGCTCAATCTGCCCATCAAGTTCTTGGCGGTGTCGCGCAAGCACAAACTGGCGGCGCTCAAGCTGGTATCGGCGATTACGGCCGCCAAGACCGGCGATGTCAACGTTTACGCCAACAGCTTCGACATCATTGTTGAGGATCGGCTGTACAACAAGGCTGGCGCCTCGCCGTGGTTTGCCATCACCGACCCGGGCCGGTGGGACACGATCGAGTATGCCTATCTCGAGGGCGAGCAGGGTCTCTACACCGAGGAGCGCATCGGCTTCGACGTCGACGGCATCGAGATCAAGGGCCGCCTCGACTTCGCGGCCAAGGCTATCGACTTCCGCGGCTTTGGCAAGAATCCCGGCAATTGACCGGCGCGGGCCGGCTGACGGCCCGCCAGCCAACCCTACCGACATCGGAGCATTCCCATGAAAAACATGGTGCAACGCGGTCATTCGATGACCGTGACGGCGGCGGTTGCCGTCAAGTCCGGCGACCTTGTCCTGTCCGGCCTCGTGCCGGGCGTCGCCTACACCGACGCGGCTCTCGGCGAGGAGTTTGAGGCGGCGACGGACGGCGTCTTTGACCTGCCCAAGGCTACTGGCGCGATCACCCTTGGCGCCAAGGTCTACTGGGACGCCACCGCCAAAAAGGTCACCACCACGGCGACCGACAACACGCCCATCGGCCACGCCTGGGCGGCGGCGCTCAGCGCCGACGTCATCGCGTCCGTCAAACTGGCGGCGCTCTGACGTGACCATCTTCGACCGGCTCGCCTCCAAAACCGACAGCGTGTTTTTGCGGCATGGCGGCGAGCCGGTGATCATCCGCCCCATGGTCGCCGCCAGGGGCGCAAGGATCGTCGCCGGCACAGATCCAGAGCGCGGCCCTGACGTGGAGACGACCGGCGTCCTGACGCTGGAGGCCCGCGTTGCCGGCCGGTCGCCGGTGATGGAGGCGGAGGAGACAGCCCGCCGACCCGGCGCCCAATCCGATCGCTGGATCCTGTCATTGCCGTCCGGCTCGCTGCCATGGCTCCCCCGGGTCGGCGATCTGGTCACCCGCGTCCGTAACGGTCAGGTGCTCAAGGTGGCGTCTGACGCCGCCCAGGATGAGACCTGGCTGCGCATTACCCTGTCGGGATAGTCATGCTCGCCCAGCTTGTCCTGCGCCGCGCCGCCCTCGCCGCCATTTGCCCCCCAGCCCCTGTCGGCGGCGTTTGGCCGACGCTGGCGCAGGACAGGGTCTTTGACAGTCGCCTCGACGGTTACGACAAGTTTTCCAGCGAGGAGCCGCGCATCGCCATCGTCATCTACACCGAGGAGATGCGGTCACAGCCCGGGTCCACAATCAACGGCCAGCCCCACACGCCGACCGTGCAGCTCATCGTGCAGGTGACCGCCAGGCAGCTTGTCGATGTGGACAATGACCTGTCACTGGACATGCCATCGTCTGATCCGCTGCTCGAGGCCGCGATCGACACCACGTGCAGCCAGATCCTGCACCGCCTGATGGTCAAGCCCCGGGCGGCATTTTATTTGGCGCGCAGCAGGGTGGTGGACCAGAGCAGCGAGCCATACCGCGAGTCTGAGGGCGGCTCGCCCATCGCCGCCCGCGCCATCATCCTCAGCTGCCAGATGCCGCGGGACTACGGATCGCCCGCCTGGGCGCGCAAGGTTGCGGCGCTACTGCCGGACGGCGACGATGGCCGCCAGATCATTGAGGCTGCCGCCGCCGCTCTGGAGGCGACCATGGCCCTCGACACCCAGACGCCACTGACCGGCGTTGACATCACCGAGGTCACGCCGATCGGCTGACCGCCGCTGGAGCATCCCCATGGAGATCTACGTCAAGCCCGCGCCCGGCCGCCGGGTGCGCGTGCCTGCGCGCGCTTACGCTGTCCTGCCGCCTGACGGTGACAGCCTGCCGCGCGACGCCTGGCTGATCCGCCGCCTCGCCGCAGGCGACCTTGTCGAGGCGACCACCCCCCACCGCGAGCCGGCGGCGACGCCAGCGCCCACCCCGAAGAAGTAACCGGAGCCGCAGCCCATGGCCGTGTCCTTTAACCAGATCCCCGCCTCGCTCCGGGTCCCCGGCGCGCGGTTTGAGGTCAACAGCGGCGAGCGCCCCTATCAGGGCCAGTCGCGCATCCTCTACATCGCCCCCAAGCTGGCGGCAGGCACGGCAACCGCCGGCCAGCCCATCCGCATGCCGTCCAATCCCATCGCCGCATTTGGCGCGGGCTCGATCGCCGCCGAGGTGGCGCTGCTGGCGCGCCGTCAGGCAGCAGTCTACGAGATGTGGATGCTGCCGGTCGCCGATCCATCCGGCACGGCGGCGACCCAGACCATAACTGTCAACAGCGTCCCGCCGGCCGGCGCCTATCCGCTATGGGTGCATGGTCGCCGCCGCAGCATCACGGTCACCGGCTCCGACACCACAGCTACCGTCGCCACCAAGCTGGCGACGGCCATCCAGTCGCCCTATTACCTGTCCGGCATGCCAACGGCGATCACGCCGCCGGTCACCGCGGCGGCGGCAACCAACGTGGTCACGATCACCGATCGGCACAAGGGCGAGGTCACGGGCGTCGACAGCCGCGTCGACTTTGCGCTCTACGATGAGACCTCTGGGCTCGCGGCCGCTGTAACGGTCGCGGCGGTAACCGCCGGCACGGGCGCGCCAGACCTCGCCCTTGCCCTTGCTGCCCTCGGCGACACGCCGTTTGACTGGTATGGCTGCGTCTTTGACGACGCCGCCAGCATTGACGCGGTCAGCGATTTTATCACCGCCCGTTGGGACCCCATGTCGATGCTGTATGGCCTCGCAGTCTTTGCGCGGCAGGACACCTATGGCGCTCTCGCCGCCGCCGGCGACGCCATGAATGATCGGGCGCGCGTCCTCATCGGCCAATATGACAGCCCGGACAGCAAATGGGCCATCCTTGCGCAATGCACGGCCGGTCTTGCCGAGTACTATGATTTGGGCGC